GTATCCATCTTTACTACTTTTTAGTTTACCAAAATAGATAAACTCCTTTACTTCTTTACACTTACAACACTTTTTCACATTTGATAATTATTTTGATGGTAATTTTTTTTTATAAAAAACCCATCATTTCTGATGGGTTTGTATTTTTAGTTAATTAATTATAGAGGTAATTCTTCTTCACCTTCTGGATTCTCTTCTTCACCTTCTGGATTCTCTTCTTCTTCACCTTGTGCTGGTGCTTGAGCTTGTCCTTGAGGTTGAGCTTCTGTCTGAACTTGTGGTTGTCCTTGTGGTTGTCCTTGAGGTTGTCCTTGAGCAGCTGGCTCTTCAAATTCATTTTGTGCTGGTGCTTGAGCTTGTCCTTGACCTTCAGCTTGAACTTGTGGTTGTCCTTGTGGTTGAGCTTGTGCTGGTGCTTGAGCTTGAACCGGTGCTTGAGTTTGTGCCTCACCTCCCATATCAGGTTGTGATTGAGTTTGTGTTTGACCTTGTGTCTGTCCACCCATTAATGCACCACCAGGGATTTTATCAACATCTAAGTTATTTAAGTTTATATACTTAACAATTTCTTCAGCAATATCAACATCTCCAAAGAATTGTCTTAGGTTCTTACCTGTTGTATCTTTAACTTTCTTAACATAAGAATTAATCAAAGATTGAGGAATATCAATCATTGTTTTTACTTTGTATATATCGTTTACTTGAAGTACAGCTTCTTTAATAATCTCTTCTCTGTTCTTTCTAACACGATAGTTTTCAAATGTTCTAATATGCTTCATTTTAATTTCTATATTTTTTATAAGTTATATATTAAGTGTAAAAAGTGACTTTTTTCATTAGTGTGCTAATATGGCTAATAAAACACCTCCTACTACTCCAACACCACCAACAATGAATCCAACAACTTTTTGCATTTTTTGTCTTCTTACTTCTCTTTTAAGTAACTTTATCTCTTCATCCTTTAATTTCTTTTGATCATCACATAACTTGTTACTCTCAGTTTCGTTTTTTAATTGAGTTTGAAGGTTTTTTATTTGTATATCTTTGTCATTTATCTGTTCTTTAAGTGTTTTAACGTCAAGTTCCAATAGTGATATTTGTTTACCTTGTTTATCTATTACTTTTAGATATGCTGTATTAAGACTATCACATTCAGTTCCTTGTTTAGTTAGTAGATTTATTATCTCTAAGTTATTATCTACTTTCTGAGCTTGTTCTATTGTCATTATAACTACCTTTCTACCAAGCGAATCTGTTTCTATTCTAGGATAGTCAATTGTTTGTGAGAAGGATAAAAATGATGATATTGTTAATATCAGAGTTAATATTAATTTATTCATAATTATTTGTTTAATTTTTCTTTAAGAGAGTTAATTAAATCATCATCTTCTCTCTTAATTGGATTCTTCTTTAAGTCTTCTATTTTCTTCTTTGTCTCAGCTAGTTGTTTTTGATTTTCCTTAACCTTTACATTAGCGCTGTTAAGATCTTGCTTGACTTTTAATAGGTCAGACTCAATAGATTTAATCTTATTATCTCTATCATCTATGTCTTTTTGTTTCTTATCAAACTCTGTAGCTAGATTTTTATTAGCTAACTCTAAAGAGTCCCTTTTTGTTTGAATTGAAGAAACTTGATTTTCTAAATCCTTAATTCTTTCTTTTGTATCAGATCCTTTGAAGAACCACATTCCGAAAAATAAAATACACGCTCCAAGCAGAACTAATATGGTTATTGATTTTATATCTAATTTCATAAATTATGGGTATTTTTTGGTTATATATTAAAAAAACACTGTTCCTGGATTTTCAAAATTGGATTATTTTATATATATTTGTAAACTATTTAGATACTATTATGAAATACGATAAAATAATTTGCTTTGACTTTGATGGAACTCTTTGTCATACTCCAGAACCTATTGAAGGTGAGAAAATATTTAAAAAAGAGACTGGTATGGATTGGCCATACAACGGTTGGTGGGGTAAGCCAGAAAGTATCAGTTCTGATATCTTTCATGTTCCTGTTAATGGATGGGTCTATCAAAGATACTTAGAAGCTATTGCTGATGAAGGAGCTCACGTTATTCTCGCAACTGGTCGTTTGGAAAAACCAACTGGAATGAGAACCAATGTTGAGAAAATTCTTAATTACCATAACTTATCATTTGATAAATTTGATCCAATGGATGAAATTGAAGTTGGTACTCCTCGAAGACTTGTTAAAAGAAATGGTGTTTACTTAAATACGGGTGGTGATACATTCAGATTTAAGACAAAATTATTTGAAGACTTAATGGGTAGGATGAAAGTAAACGAACTTATTATGTATGATGATAGACATGAACACCTTATTAAGTTTACTGACTGGGCACATGAAAGACCTGAGAATATTACAATTTGCGATGTTGTTAATAAGAAATTTAAAACAATTAAAAGTAAATAAATATAATATATACTAAAATTAATAAAAAATATGGCTACAATAACAAAGAAAAAGACAGAGACTAAAGCAGAAGAAGTTCTATCAAGTCCCTATCGATTACTTCTTCATAATGATGATCATAACTCATTCGATTGGGTTATTACTTGTTTGATGAAAATTTGTAAACACGAACAAGAACAAGCTAGTCAATGTGCTCACATAGTACATTTTAATGGAATGTGTGATGTTAAGTATGGTGACTTAGAGACTATCTCTACTATGAAGGATAAACTTCAAAGTGCTGGACTTTCAGTAACAATGGAAATGACTAAATAAAAAAAGACCTCATAAGAGGTCTTTTTTTTACTTACCGAACCAGTTTGTACCAGTTGCTCTAAATCTATTCATTTGTTGTCTTCTTACTTTTAGAACTTGACCATAATCTAATCCTTCAACATAGTCAAGATTTTTAAGACATTCATTTACATAATTCATAAACTCTTTATCAGTCTTATTAGACCACTCCTCGACCATTTCCCTAAACTCTGGTTTAACAAACATTGAAGTCGAGTTAACTATCGTCATTACTGTATCATCGTGTCCAACATCGGCAGCATATTTAACATTACCTGATGTTGTTACATGTTTAACGAAAGTTGTTATCTCTCTTATATTATCTTCATTGGTTATTATTATTCCCTTGTTTTGCATTAGGTCCTGATAATCTTTTACCATTAGGTTCTTATTCTCACCTACTTTTAGTCCTATTTTCTCCTCTGTTGCGTCTGTTCGGTGTTTATATCTTACGAATATAGAAGAACCATAGTTATTATTTCCATCAAAAACATGAGGCATTTCAGCTAATAGTGTATTCCCATAGTTGTTTAATTCAAGTACAACTTTAACATTATCTGGATTTAGATATTCAAACACTATCATGTAAAGAATCTCAGCGAGTTGCTTTACAGATACAAAGTTGTTTCTGAATATACCAACTTGTTCTAGTCTAAAGAAGTCTACAATAGATTTATAAGATGGTCTTTGTAGTTCTATTAATTCTTTAGGTTTATTAGATATTTTAAGTATATTAATTATGGAATAATCTTGTCCTAACCCTTCTGCTATATCGACAGATACTACGAATTTATATTCTTTTCTTCTAAGTGGGATGAATACATCATCATCATCAATCCATTTTAGATCATTGTAACTAAATCTTAACTTTCTATCAAATTCAGGTATTTGTTCAAATATGTAGTTCTTTTTCCCTTTTAATAATTCATCTATTAGACTTTCATTTAATAGTGATTTACTTGAGTTAATAAATCTTAATCCATACTCTTGATTAAAGGCATCTTCTCCACCAATATCTTTTATAGCCTCTTCTTTCCAAGTTGTTATCTCAGCAATTGCTCTAAGTGAAACATCATGACCATTTTTATCTAAAAAGTTCATAGATTTAACGTCCTCATCGGAACATGTTTCGTTGTTGTAGACATAGATAACGTCTTTTAGTGTATCCATTATGAATTTCATCTCAACCCTTGTTACTCCTTCCCAAGTATCTTTAACTACTTTGAAGATATCTTCTTTTGTTACTCCATATTCGTGTAGTTTGTGTTGATTTAGTCTTATGTAAGTTAAGAATCTACCCGGTACCTGATACCAATAAACCCTCATAGGTTTATAGTTATTCTTTTGTGGATCACCATCTGGTCTTTCAGCGTCTGTTAGTAATCTATGAAATAGATTCATACCATTTGGAGTTGATGTTATTATAATTTTTGAATTCAATACGGCAGATACCGTAGGAAAAGCTGCCGTATAGTATGGCTCTATAATATTTGATGGAATGTGTGCAAACTCATCTAAGTAAAGTACGTCAATGGTAAAACCAATAGCTGGTGTTTTTGTTCTAGCTGATGTTTTTATTCTACATCCATTTTCAAATGTTAGTGATTTTTGGTTCCAAGTTTTTATACCTGGTTTTAGGAAGAATGGTAATAGTGTATAAATTGACTTTATCTTATCTACAATCTCAACCGCTGTATCTCCTTTATTCGCAACGATCATTATATTCTTATCATTACTGAATAGAATAGTATGTAACATGAATATAGATGCTGATATCGTTTTACCTACCTGACGAGACGCCATTAATATATTAAATCTATTATTAACAAAGTTATCAAGCATTTCTTTTTGATACTCTCTTAATTTTATGTTATCTATACTACCATCTTCTGTCTTTACTTTACAATATGTTTCTGTGAAGTAGTGTACATCTAGTGCGCATTTTATATACTCTTGCTGCTCATCAGCTGTCATTTTAAATGATACACCAGACCTTCTTAGTCCAACTTCACTTTTCAACCAAGGGTTCTGGTATCTTTTTATAACTATACCATCGTTAATCTTATCTGATGATTCATCAACTAATTTAGTTGTGAATATCATTTGTCTTTCTTGTTGTTTAACTGCCATAATATTTAGGAACAGTAATTTTTTAATATATATTGTAAAAAACCACCTTTCTATGTCTAAACAAGAAAATGAAAGAAATAGATTACAAGATGAGTTCGATCAAATTCAATCGGAAAATGGTGAATTCGATATATCTAAACACCTTGCTAAACCTGAGGATTTACCAGATTTAGGTGAAATTGAAATATATGATTATGACGCTGATTTAACAGTTTCATCACAGCAATCAATGGATGTACTTGAATCATTGGTTGATTTATATTTAAGTGACGTTCCTCAATTAAAAGAACACCCATATATTAGAAATAAAATGAAAGAAGATGCTATGGTTTATGCTGAGTCTATCTTCTTATCCAAAATGACAAGAAAAAACTTCTTATCTCAATTAAGGCAAATAGATAATGGTGATAATTCAGCTAGGATGCATGAGGTTGTCAATCAAACTATTGGTCAAATAAGAGAAAATGCTAAATTCTCATCTACACAAAGAACCGAATTAGAGAAATTCTATAAAGGATTAAGAAAGGATTTAGGTCTTAATGATGATATTGAGAGTCCAGATGTTCAAAAAGCTACTCAACAAGCGTCTGATAATAAACCAGATGATGAGATGGGTGATGTTATGGATAATCGTAAATTAAATGATATGATTAAAGCTGCTCTTATTAAAGATAAAGATAAGGGAGTTGATAAAAAGGAATAATTACTTTTTCCAGTTGAATCTTTCAAATGCTTTTATTAAGTTACTCCACTCTAAATTTACTTTAGTAGTCTTAAATCTATTTACTTTATTAGGTGTGACTAGATTAACATATAAAATATGATCTTCGGACTTTAATTCATCTTTAATATTGGATTTAACACCAGCTTCTGTATTTGATAATAATAATTGCATTAACCTATTGCAGTTTATTGCTAAGTCAATTGTTGTTGTTTCATCATCATAGAAGTATAACTCGTTGTATTTATCTATTGACTCATCTGTGAATTTATCACCATCTGTTTTTAGACCGATTAAGTGTTGTAGTAATAATCTTACCTTCTTATGTGATATTTCATCGTGTTTTCTGTTATAGAATGTTTCAGATATGAAGTAATAGTCCTTTATCACAAGTCCATTGTCTTTTAATTTATCTTCCACTTTCTTAATCATTAATTCGTAGTTCTTTTTGTTGTTTTTAGAACATATTAAATATATGTGATCATCAGTATTCTTTAGGTGTAATATGTTTTGTATGTTTATGTTATAATCAAGATTTTCAATAACATCCTTATTCATAAATTCTTGCATAGAGAATCCTATATTACTTATATTTGCTTTATAGTTTTTGAATTTTATTTTAATAGTTTCAATCATATTTGATGGTAGCCAATAAGTCTTACCACTAAAATCAATTCTATTATTTTGTCCTTTATAAACACCATTCTTAATCAGATTGAATTCTGATTGACTTATTTTCATAATAGGTACATTTGGATTAGACTTATCTACAATCCAAACCTTACTATCCGCAATTAATATAGTATCAATATCAAAAAAATGAGCTCTCATTATTTATAGTTAGTAATTTTATATCTTATTTGATGAGGTAGTCCATCGAATCTACTACCTTCATACTCCTTATCTTTCCATTCAACTCCTCCACTTAATTCATTGTTAAAGCTTTTACATTTTGGACATTGTTGTGGTGGGAATTTATTTTCAAATCCCTCTATGTTTATCATTTCTGATTCTGTATATCCGAATGTGGCTTTACACCAAGGATTCTTACATACTGTTTTATCTTTTTCAGGTTCCATTTACTATATATAAAAAAGAAAACCCATCATTTCTGATGGGTTTCTTATTTTTATTTTATCATATTTTTACTCATTGCAAAATCGTATAATATTGGTAAGTTTAAGTATTTTACAAAGTTGTCTCTTATATCTTTTAATTTTTTCGACCTTTTAACTATATTGACTACTATAAATCCAAATTCTTCTTGGAAATCTAAGTAACAATCACACCAAGGTTTATTATAGTGTTCTAATGTTCTCCACTCTGAATAACCACCTGTTAACCAAAATAATGATTTTTCTGGTGTGATTTCTTCAGCTATTATGTCTTTTAGTTCAACATCCCAGATTGGATCGTTCCACTCTGTTTTTCTCATTAGTATTGTTACTGCTTCTGCCACGTCTGCCGATAATTCTTTACCGATTTCGAAGAAATATTCCTTTCCTTCTTTACTGATTCTTATGATGTTATCGTTATATACATCATTTGCTCTCTTTTTTTCGGTTTTAAGAGCAACTCTTCTTTTTTTCATAGTGTTATTTATTTTTTATATCTTAACGATTACCTAATGCCGTCTATCCATTTACCTTTAAAATTGCCGCTTTCAAATATTCCATTTTCCCAAGTGCCGTTAAATTCACCATTTTTGAATATACCATAGTGCCATGAACCACTATAATATGTTCCATTGTTCCATATTAGTGTGTTATTAATAATTTGTAAGGATGCGTTTTCTATTTCAGAACCTATTAACCAGAAAAGGTTTTCTTTTTCGAGAATATCGTTAATTTGAGATTCGTTTGTGTAGGTTTTAGTACCGTATTTTAACTCTGTATACCTCATAATAAAAAGATAATTTAATAAAGTATATATTAGCTTTTAATTTCCGTAAAACACCTACCTTCGTTTTTTCGAAAAAAACCAAACATCTTTAAAAATATATTTATTTAAAATAAAAAAACCGAGATTTACTCGGTTTTTTAATATTCTATCAAAAGTATGATTTAGTTTTGTGATATTGATTTCATATCAAGTGATTCGATCACTTCGCGTTTTATCTTAAAGTTAATCTTGTAGTCCTTTTTAATCTTAGGTACAGAAGTAAAACGATTGAATGCGAATCCTGGTTCGTTAACTTCAAATTCTGATTCATCTTCTTTAGTGAAAATGTTTTGTTTTTGATTCTCAACACCTTCTAATAAAAATCCACCATTGGAGAATCCTCTTACTACATAATAACCATATAATATAGGAGTATTTAATTTAATTCCAACGTACATATCAACATCGTTAATAAATCTAACTAATGATCCTACTTTCACCTCAACTCCGTTTAATATTACTGATTTCATAGTTTCTTTGTTTAGTGGTTATCTTATATACAAATATAAGGATTATTATCCAATAAACCTAATACAAAAAGCCGAGATTTCTCTCAGCTTTTTTAATGAATTTTATACTAATTTTTAGTTACAAGAAACAGATTCTAAATCAAGTGACTCAACAACTTCTTTACGGATTTTAATCTTTACAACACTTTTCTTAGCTTTCTTAGATACTGTGTGATTTAATGGAGTAACTGCGATGAAACGTTTAACTGAGAAACCTGGTTCAAATGTTCCATCAGGGAAAGTATATGCTCTGTTGTTAACACCTTCTAATAAGAAAGAACCGTTAGCAGCAAAACCTCTAACAACATAGTAACCATATAATACAGGTTTGATAACAGTTTCGCTGATAATACCAATATTATAGATATTTGAGTCGTCAATTAGTCTAACTAATGATCCTACTTTTACTTCAACACCGTTTAATATTACTGATTTCATAGTTTCTTTGTTTAGTGGTTATCTTATATACAAATATAAGGATATATATTCAATTTACCAAATCTTTTTTGAATAAAATGACGTATTATATCTCTATTACAAATATAAGGATATTTATCCATTTTACAAAAAAATATATTTAATATATAGTACTGAAAAAATAATACAATATAATGAAGTATTTGAAAAATAGAGAACTATTTTTAAGTCGTAAAGTTAATGGGAATGCTATTAATGAAGTTCTTCAAAATGATATAGCTTGGGGTGATTCAATACTGGGTAGAATGATTAATTCAGTATTAAGAAAAGCTAAGGTTGGTGTTAATTTGGTTAAAATAGACCAGGTTATAAGTTCATTAAAAGAGGAATTTGATAAATTAATATCAATGTCTGTTGTTAGTAATATGGCCGAAGAAGAAAAGTTATTTGTAAAGAAGATTATATCATCTTCTATATTGACAGAATTGGAAAAGGCTGTTGATGGTGAGAGTGATGTTAATGAGATTATATCAATAACCAATGAGTTAATAAAGAATGCTAGTTTAAATAATAATGAGGATTATAAAGAATTAGTTGTAAAACTTAAGGAATTTTTAAGTTTAATTGATAAGAAGAAGTCCAAAGTTGATACTAAAGGTGAGAGTGGTGAAGAAATTAAAGCAGATGGTGAGGAGATTAGTACTGATGGTGAAGAATCAACTGGAGTGAATACTGACGGTAAATCAAATGTTAAGTCATTAGACGTAGCAAAGGTTAGTAAAGATAACTTACCAGTTAGTACTAGAAAATTTGAAGCTCCAAAGGATCCAAAATCTGCAACTTCTATGTATAGAAAGGCATCAATTGCTATTCATCCAGATAAAATAAAAGATGAGGATATAAAATCAAAGGCTAATGACCTTCAAGCTGAACTTAACTCAACTAAGAAAGAGTGTGATAGGACTAAGAACTATGATAAATTAGCAGAAGTTGTTAGTAAAATTAATGATTTCCTTAAAAATAATAAAATAGAAGGAATAACTATGGATGGGTATGTATATACATCATACATGGACTTTTTATTAGAAAATGATTTACCTGCAACTATTGATAAGAAGGATGTTGTAGAGACAAAAGATGATAAGTTGGAGTCAACAAAAGAAATATTCCATAGAATATTTGAAGAAGATTATTTGAAGAAATGGATTATTAGTAAGGAAGAAGTAACAAAGGTTGATAGAAAGATTGAAGAAGAGTCAAAGAAGTCAACTAAAGTTGTCATTGATGGTATTGATCCAATTGTAGAAATAGTTAAATTATTTAATAGAGCATATAAAATACATACTACATCAACTATACCTTCTGGTAGAAAGGGTGGTAAGGTATCAAACTCAGTATTTAATGAATATACATATTTAGGAAGTGGTTCTGGTGGTACTCCTGAGAGTCCAGGAGCTGGTCCTTGGAGAAATAATGTTTTATTTGATAAATGGGAGAATGCTGTTTTGGATATAATAAAGGATTCAAAATATCAGGTACTATTCAATGAGGATTGTACTATAAAGATTGGTAGTGCTGATCCAAGAGTTAATGTTACTAAAAAGGATGGTGGTAGAGTTCAAGGTGGTGGTAAGGTATTACTAACATTTATAAACAGTATGTTGGATGGTAGTAATTTATATAAGACTGGATCACAAGCAGCTTTTATAGAGAAGTATTTTAATGTAGATGTATCTAAAGTGCCTCTTGGATTTGCAAAGGATGAGTCGGATAATAGTAAAAACGTTCCTGATCTTAGAAAGTTTAGTTTCAAGAAAAGTGAAATTAAAGAATTTAACGAAGGTTCTATATTCTCAATTGATGGTAAGTCAAAAAAGAATAGAACATATTATGTTTGTGTACTTAATAAAAGTGAAGATGGTAAAAGTATCTTTGTAGCTTACTCATCATCTTTTAACTTCTTATCAAGATATGCTAGTAGTCAGGGTGATGTATCACAAGGTGAACTTCCTAAGTTTATAAAGTCTGTTGATTTTATGGATGAGGATAAAAATAAAAAGAATTATAAAACCTATTTATCTAAGTTTCCGATATCTAAGTTAGTTAAGAATGCTAAATTTAATATTAAGTCAATTTTGAATAGTAAAGATGATGTATCACCAGAAGTATATGAGTTTACAGTTACTAATTTATATAATTTGGTTGATGATGAGGGTGATTCTTTGGTAATAAAAGAGGAAGACTTAAAGAAGTTGAAGGCTACCAAATATGATAAGGTAAAAAAATCAAATTTCTAAAATGAAATACCTAAAGAAATATTCCTCTTTTAATGAGGAAGATGAATTTGATGTTACCGCTATGGATCCTACCAATGTTAAGAAATCTAAAGAAGATCTTAACAAGGTTAGAGTTGATATAGATGAATATAATAAACTTAAGGCTAATATTGATACAATCTATAAGACTGCTAAGACAGATGCTGAAATTGAAAGGAAAGTAAGTGATTTACTTGGACCTGATAAGGAAAAAAGGAATCCATTTTTGATTAACTATTTAACTGTTGCGTCTGATGAGAGAAAAGTTAGAATGATGGTTGATGGTAGATCAGCTAATAAGTTAAAGGTTGATGAGTATAATGATTTAATATCTATGTCTGATAACCCAACTCAAAAGACTGCTATGCAAGCAGAGGTGGCTAATCTGAATAAAAAGATGTCAATTGATGCCGCGTCACTGGCTAAATTGAAGACTGATATTAATAAGAGAAAAAAGGATATAGAATCTAATATATCCAAGATTCTGAAAGATATGCAGGGTGACATAAAAAATATCAGTAAAAGTATAAAATAGAAAAAATATGGTTTTTAAGATTTTATATATATGATACAAAACAAAAATTAAAAGAATAAATATGGCAATTCAAATTGGAAAATACAAAAGACCTGGTATCTTTATCGAAGAATTTGACAAGTCCGTAATAAGTGCACCAACATTCGAAGGACTAAACAATATGGTAATTGGTGTATCTAAAAAGGGACCTGTTAATACGCCTATATTACTGAAAAATATCAGTGACTTAGAAGCGATATTTGGTCAATTAGACAGAAATATGGAAAGAAAAGGTTCATATTTCCACAGAACTATTGCAAAAATGCTTGAATCAAGCCCAGTTTATGCAATTAATCTTTTACTAACTGACGACAATTTAGATATTATTGAATATCAATCACTTTCAGCTGCTTCTAATAAGAACAATGATGTTGAGAGACAAGGACCTTATAGAAGATTTTTCGACACAACAGGGTTCTGGAAGAGAGATACTGAATCTTTTATAAACTTAACTAAGAACAATACAGGTTATGCTGATAGAGTTATTAATTTAACTAACTTATCTGATAAATTTGTTACAGTTTTCGCAGTTAAAACTAAATTAACAGGATTCGACAGAACATTAATCGAGTGGTATGGTTCAATTGAGAAGATGCCACCTTACGTTTATTCTAATGATTACGCATCTGACTATATGGTGGATGTTGTTGTAGTTGGTGGTGATTGGTCAAACTACCAAGAATTAGCTGTAGATACAAGATGGAGTGCATACTTTAGTGCAACTGGTTTAAGAAAAGAACAAATCAGAAATTTCGCTAATGATAGAAATGTTACTACACTTGCATACTACGAAGGATTGTCATTAATTCCATATTTTAGAGATGCTAACGGTAGAAATATATTTATAGAAACAGTAATCAATAGAGATACTGACAGAACAGGATTATTCTGTGCATTTAACGCAGACTTACTAGAGGGTGATTATCCAAATGGATTAGTTGACCTTATTGGTAATGGTGTTGTTGGTTCTGAACAAGTTGATATTGACTTCCTTTCATACAAAGAAACAATAGTAGAGTCATTGTCTATTTCTAATGTTATATTAGATAGACCAGGTAATGTATTATCATTAGGTGCTACTGCTAGAGGTTCTCTTCACGGTAAAAACGTTGGATTATTAAATACACCATCAACAGATGGTACTGTAAAGAATGGTAATAGAACTGGATGGTACGCTGAAGATTTCATCTTCAATGTTAACCTTAACAATGTTGTATCTACTACACAGTCTGTTTCGGTTCAATTCAATTCAGGTTCACTTTATAGTGGTGTTGATGCTTATGCTGTAATTGGTGGTCAAGATTTAACAGTTCTTGGTAAGACATTCTCAGTATTGGGTTCAAGTTATCCATTCTCAAGTGTTACTGCTTCTTACACAGTTGCTTTCGTTATAGATGGTACTGGTAATATGGTTATGGTTGATAATGTATTAACTACAAGTAACCCAGTTGTTAATTCAAGTGATATCGTATTAGGTTATATTAACTTAGATGTTACTAATCAAGTAATTGCAACAAGTAGTGTTGTTTATAACCCAGTTTCAATTGGTCTAACATCGTCTTATCCTAATGGATTTGTTGATATGACAAATACTGAATATACAATAACTGATCTTGGATCTGGTTCTATTAAGGTTGAATTCCTTAACACAGCTAATATTCCAAATTCATCTAATTATAATCAATTTAGAAGTATTAAATACTTCAACAGAATACTTGATGCAATTGATGGTTCATCTAAAAATAGAATGTCTATTGTTATAGACTCTGTTTCTATGAAGAAAGCATCTTTAGAAAATATGACAGTTACTAATATCGTAACTAGTACTACTTCTAATAAATCATTTGTTCTTAATACAGGATTAACAGGAGCTGACTTAGTTAGTCTTCAATCAAATGTTGTAGGTGGTTACTTATTACTTTATGTAAATGATGATGAGTTTATCATTGGACCTTATAAAATGGAAACAACAAATAATGCTGCTAGTTTAACTGGTACTAACTCTACTGTTGATGGTGGTGTTGTTTCTAAATACTCAACATTCTATGATAGATACATTAATGGTTCTGTTAATAGTGGTGATTACTTCTGGTCAAATTTAGTAATACCTGATCCAGAGGCAGCAGGGTATGGTATACCTGACGTTGTTTTTGTAAATGGTGAGAATGTTCCATCTGGAACAGCATCAGCATCAGGATATGATTATATTGTATTCTATAATACTGAGGCTACATTCGCGGCATCTTCAAATTTAGCTAATCTAAATGTAAATGATGTAGTATCTGTTCCTTCATCTGTTAATAATAAAGGTACATTCACTATCCTTAGTGGTGGTGGGGTTGTTGCTTCTACATTAGCTGTTCAATTAGGATATACCGGTGGTGATTATTACGCTTATAAAGTTAGTGAGAACACTACTGATGAAACTGTATTTGGAGCATCAGTTGTTTATGACTATTTAACTAAACATTATTTAAGAATGTATGTTGATGGAAGTAATTTACTTTATGTTTCATTTATGGATAGTTTATTGGCTTCTTATGAACCAGTAAATGTTGATAACAATCAAACTATATTCATACAATCTGATGTTAGTAATTATAAACAATCTATTGAGATTGAGATTCCATCTGGATATACTCAAGAACTTAATAAGATACTTATAAATGGTTCAAGATACACTGAGGTTAAAGTTGGTGATTTCTTAGAAGCATATGTTGATCCAAATGTTACTTTAGAAGTTGGTCAAGTTGCTAAGAAATTAACAAGAATATTATCTAAGAGAGCTTACTCTGGTGATACAACATTAACAGAAGTTACTTGTGATGCTAGAATAGCTACATATAACTTTAATGGTGATTATCAAACATTTAGATATACAACTATTGAAGATTATGTTTCTACATATAAAGCAATCTCACTTAAAGGATTCAGAGTAAGACAAGACTCTTTACCTGATGGTACTGAAGCTAAACAGAATCAAATATTGAATCTTATGGCTAAAGGTACTCCTTTATTCAAAGCTATCACTAATAAAGAAGCTTTAGATTTCAGATACTTAATCGATTCATTTGGATTAGGATTAACTGAAAGATCTAAACAACAATTAGTTGATATATGTGGTGATAGATTAGACGCATTTGGTTTCTTAAATATGCCATCATTGAAACAGTTTAAGAACTCTAGTTCTCCATCGTTTGTTAACGCAGAAGGTGTATTACAACTTGAGTTTGTAGCTAAAGGTGGTGACCCTGAATCTAACCCAGCATTCCTTTACTCATTCGGTGATGGAGCAGGTACAACTTGTACAGGTTTCTTTACACCTTATGTAACAGTAAATGATAATGGTAGACCATCAGATGTTCCACCAGCAATGTTCGCAGCAACAACTTATATGAGAAAGCATACATCTAATGTATCGGCTATAACTCCTTGGACAATTGCAGCGGGTGTTACAAATGGTAAAGTTACAAATATCGCAGGATTAGAAATGGACTTTACACCATCTGATATCGAATGGTTAAATGGAGCTCAAATGAATCCAATAGTGTTCAAGAGAAACAGAGGTTACATCATTGAAACTGAAAATACAGGACAAACATTATATAAGTCAGCTCTTTCTTACATACACGTTAGAGAGGTGTTGATTGAACTTGAGAGAGAATTATCAAGAATGTTGTTAGACTTCCAATGGAAGTTCAATACTCCTGAGGTTAGAGCAGAAATTAAGTTAAGAGCTGACGTTATCTGTGAGACTTATGTAAGTAGAAATGGTTTATATAACTACTTCAACAAGATAGATGAGGAAAATAATACAGCTGAAATCATCGACAACCAAATTGGTGTTCTTGATACCTATGTAGAACCGATAAAAGGTATGGGTATAATTGTAAATAACATTACAATCCTAAGAACTGGAGCGATTAGTGCAGGTGGATTTATAAACGGATAATAAATATCTAACAAATATAAGAAGAGGAGAAAGATTAAACTTTCTCCTCTTTTTTTGTTATAATGGGAAGGTCTAGTACCATAATATATAATAAAAAATAACAATTTTATATGTCAGATAATAATAATAAAAAAGATATGTCCGAAGAAGAATATCTTAGAAAACACCTAGAAAGTGTTGATAGCAACCAATCAAATAGTGATATACCATTTGTTCAGCCAGTTGTTAACGCTAGTAAATCAACTGATTTACAATACTTTAATTTTGATGTAAAAGAATTACCTTGTGGTAGATATTACCAGACTGGTACTGTTGTTATGGTTAGACCAGCTCAAGTTAGAGAGATACAAGCATATTCAATGGTTGATGATAATAACTTTTATGATATTGTTGAGAAAATGAATGATATATTACAGTCTTGTGTTAGATTGAAATATCCTGATGGTAAAATAGCTTCTTATTTAGATATTAAAGATCAAGATAGATTATTTCTAGTATTTTTAATTAGAGAATTAACATTCCAACAAGGAAATTCATTAGCAGTTAATGCTAGATGTTCTTGTGGTACTGATATGCAGATTGAAATGAATAGAAAAAACTTTGTTTTTCATGAATTTGACGATAAGTTAGATAAGTTTTTTGATAATGCTACAAAAACATTTAGATTTAGAATAGCTAATGGTAAAGAGTATGAATTATCACCACCTTGTATTGGAATTCAAAAATCATTTACTGATTATATTATTAAAGAAAATAATGAGAAGAAAACTCCTAATTTGGCTTTCTTGAAAATTATCCCATTTATGTTATCTGGTAGAACAGGAATAACATTAGATGGTATAAAGGCTAAGTTACAAGAATTTGAAAAGATTGATGATATATCTTTCCAATTCTTAAATGCTGCTGTTGGTAAAATGACATTTGGTCTTAAAGAATTAAAAACAAATTGTGCAGGCTGCGGTATGGAGGTGCGTAGCGATATGAACTTTCCCAACGGAGCGTCAGGTATTTTCGTTATTCATGATGCCTTTGAAGCATATATTAAAGAATAAGCTTCAATTACAGAAACATTTTCATACACAGGAAATAGCTATGGATGAATGGCCTTATTGGTTATTCGAGGAGAATATTAAGTTAGTAAATGAACTTATAGAAGAAGAAGAAAAACATAGAAAGAAAGAGGAGGATAAGCAACAAGCAAATACTCCGAATTTCAATCCTGGATCAATGATGAAAGATGCCTCAGGAATGATGAACAAATTCAAATAATTAAAAAAGAGAAACAAATGTTTCTCTTTTTTAATTTTAAAGTATTTTTACTTATTAATATCCAGGTATCATTGGAGGAGTAATAGCGAAGTTATTATCGATATACTCATCAATCCAGTAATCCGAAACGAAGTCAGCATCAACAGACCAGATATCACCACCTTCCCAGTTAAGAGAAGCACCACTAATTCCTTTTATTTGACAGTTTTGGAAAGTTACCCTTCTTAAAACAAATCCTTTTTTATCGTGTTGGTTAACTATAATAGTTCCAATTATATCACTCTTGTAGTGTAAGTAACCAGTTTGAGAATTCCAAACAAGGTCATACCACGCTTTAAGTGTATTCCAATTTTCCATTGAACCACCTTCATTAACGTTAACTTGAAATTTCATTTTCAAATCATAAGTCGTTTTAGCAGGACCTGCTTTTAAGAAAGCTCTTGTAGAATACTTGAATCTTTGTTCAACTGTTTCAATTGCTTCTGTTAAGTTTAAGTCAATGTTAGTAGCATTCTCCAACAATAAAAGTGGATTTCTACCTTGTGCCTGTAATATAACAGGTAATATGAACGTAATCTCAAATAAGTTAAGATATACTGGTTCTTCTGGTTTCGTACCGGGACCCCCTGGTGAACCAACGTTTGATATATTGGTAAAGTGTGGTAGTGGCATTTTATTTTTATTATTTTTTATTTAATTTGTCTAACAAACTATAAAGTATATATTATTCGTAGTATATTACCCATATAAAATATAAAAACTTAATCGAAAAATAGTGCCATTACTCGATTTAAAATGTTAATATATACAGTATGAACAGGTGTTTACATTGTGATAAGGAAATAAAGTATGGTAGATCTGATAAAAAGTTTTGCAATAAAAGTTGCAAAATGAAGAAATTGAAAATAGATAATGAGTTAAAAAATCTAAATAGAATATCAATCAAAACTAGAAAGTTTATTGATAAATCCAATACTATACATAATTTTAAATACGAGTATGATAAGACACTATTTATAAATTGTAGAATAAATGTTACTATAAAATGCCCAATACACGGATATTTTGAGCAGACTCCAAGTAATCACCTTTATAATTCATCGGGTTGTAATTTATGTTCGAGGGATGATCATAAACTAACATTATTAAGTTCTGATAGGATAAGTAATATGAAATCCGTTCATAAAAATAGATATGCTTATAATGACCTATTTATAAACAATAGTTATATAAATATTGAGTGTCCTGACCACGGTACCTTTAGTCAGTATATTTATTATCATGAGTATGGACACGGATGTCCTAAATGTGTTTGTGTTTCAAGAGGTGAGAACTCAATAGACCGATATTTAAGTGATAGGGAAATTAAATTTTACAAAAATTATACATTTGATGGATGTGTTAGAAAGAGAAAGTTAAAATTCGACTTCTATTTACCTAAGTATAATACTGTTATTGAATATGATGGTGAGCATCATTTTGAGGATATAAAATATTTCGGAAACAACAATAAGTATATTGTAGAAAGTGATAAAATAAAAGAAGAATATTGTAAAGTTAATGATATAAAAATCATTAGAATCCCATATTGGGACTTTTACAATATAGATATCATACTTGATGCTGCCTTTAAATAAATTATAAGTATAGTTCACTCATTTGCAAATTTTAATAATTATTATTTTTAGATATTTGTCTAATAAATTCAATATGTTTAGCCGCGTTCGTTGTGGATCAAGGAAATAAACTAATTTGGAGTTTGATATATAACTATATGAACCTAAAAAAATCAAAAATTATGAGGAAATTAATTTTATTAACAATGTTTATGATAGTAAGTTTACTTTCATATTCACAAACAAAAACTTTTACTGTTATTGATAACGGATCAGTTCCGACAGCTGATGTTATTAAATATGAAACAGCTATATCTGAAGCAAACATGGAAAGCTACAGAAATAAAACAACAAGAGATACGTTGGTTTTTGAAACCGGACTGAAAGTTGTTTTATACTCATCACAAGAATTATATTTAAGTGGGTATAATATAGATCCTTCTCAATATGTTGATGTTAGAGATCCAAGATATACAAACCCTACTTTCAGGTTGGTAATTCCAAATGGAATGCCACAGGCTCCTGGTCAAAAGCCTTATTTAGTTGCATTATATAATCACATCGAAAAATAAAAAACAGAACTATGAAAAAACTATTATTAGTTACAACCCTTTTACTATCAACTTTGTTTTCGTTTGCACAGGTGCCAGCGAATGACAATTGTAGTACAGCTACAAACCTTGGTACATTACCTACTCCAGCCGCCTGTCCGTCAGGGGTTGGTGCTAATGTAAATGTTACTAATCAGACGAACATTAATGCTACTGCTCCAAGTCCATATACAACTCTATTGGGTTGTCAGACTGGTGGTAATCAACCAGGTCCAGCTTTGGATGTTTGGTATTCATTTGTTGCGTCTGGTAATCAAGTCAATATAAATATAACACCAGGCACGGCTCCTGTTTTACAGAGTCCTGCTATTACACTTTGGACTGGAACTTGTGGATCTTTGGTTGGTTTTAACTGTGATAATAACGGTACTGCTGGTGGTAATAACTCAGTTCTATTTCAACCTACTACACCTGGTCAAACCTATTACATACAAGTAAGTGGTATGAATGCTGCTTCTTCTGGTAATTTTAATATGACGGTTAGTGCAAGTAATGATTGTAATAACTGTCTTCAAATTGGAAATTTAACAGTTTCTCCAGCTCCGGTTGGTGGTACATATCCACCAAATACTACTGTTACATTTTGTTATAATATAACATCATATACACAAGTTAGTGTAAACTGGTTACATGGATTAACATATACATTTGGATGTGGTTGGGATTTAACAACACTAACAGCAACACCTCCTCCTTCTTGTTCGGGTAATGGATATTGGGCTTGGTGGAATACTTGGACTAGTTCAGCTAATGCTTCTGTGTGGGGTCCTGGATTCGCATATGATAATAATACTACACCTGGTAATCCAGGTAATAATTTTGGTGATAATTGTGCTACTCCAAATTGGAATTTCTGTATTACACTAAAAACTAAACCAACTTGTACTCCAGGTTGTACAAACTTAAATATGACAATAAATACATCTGGTGATGGTGAGTCTGGTTCTTGGGGATCTGTCGCTTGTACTGGTGACCCGAATGTTCAATTTGCTGCTTCAATGTCTTGTTGTACCGCAACTGCTGTTGGTGTTAATCCAACTTGTAATGGTGGAACTAATGGTTCAGCTACTGCAACACCAGGTCCAACTGGTGTGGGACCATTTACATATTCTTGGAATTCTTCTCCAGTTCAAACAACACAAACTGCGACTAATTTACCAGCTGGCACTTACACAGTAACTATAACAGACTTCAATGGATGTGTTTCTACTGCAACTGTAACACTTACTAATCCTCCAGCAATGACAGCTCCTATTACATCTACTAACGTAACTTGTAATGGTGGGACTAATGGTTCGGCTACTGTTAATCCAACAGGTAGTGTTGGTCCATATACATATTCTTGGAATTCAATTCCAGTTCAAACAACACAAACCGCTACAAATTTACCAGCTGGTACATATATTGTAACTGTAACAAGTGCTACTGGTTGTATAAAAACAAATACGGTTACAATAACTCAACCAACTCCAATAACAGTAACAACAACCACTTTAAATGCTACTTGTAGTTTGTTAAATGGTTCAGCAACTGCAAACCCTGTTGGTGGTGTGGGTCCATATACATATTCTTGGAACTCAACTCCAATTCAAACAACTCAAACTGCATCTGGATTGGGTGCTGGATCATATATAGTAACTGTAACTGGTGTAGGTGGATGTACCGCAACTGCGACTGCAACTGTAACTTCTACTGGATCTATCACATCTACTACAACTGGTACAAACGTATCTTGTTTTGGTGGAACAAATGGTTCAGCAACTGCTACACCATTAGGCGGTGGTCCTTATACATACTCTTGGAACTCAACACCTGTTCAGACAACACAAACCGCGACTAACTTACCAGCGGGTACTTACACTGTTACTGTTAATAGCTCAGGTTGTATTACTACTTCTACAATTGTTATAACACAACCAACTCTATTAAATGCAACATCAACACAAGTGAATGTAACTTGTAATGGTGGAACAAATGGTTCAGCAACTGCAAACCCAACTGGGGGAACTTCTCCATATACATATCTTTGGTCAAATGGTCAAACAACACAAACCGCTATTAATTTAGTTGCTGGTGTTTACTCTTGTACTATTACAGATACTAATGGGTGTACCAAAGTTATATCGGTTACTATTACACAACCAACTGCTATAACTGTTACTACTACACAAGTTAATACGACTTGTGGATTACCAAATGGTTCAGCAACTGCTAACCCTGTTGGTGGTGTGGGTCCATATACATATTCTTGGAACTCAATTCCGGTTCAAACAACACAAACCGCTACTGGTTTATTAGCTGGTTCTTATGTTGTTACTGTTACAGGTGTTGGTGGATGTACTGTTACATCTAACGTTACTATATTAAATACTGGGGCAGCAACAGTTACTATCCCAACTCATATTAATGTTTCTTGTTTTGGTGGAACAAATGGTTCAGCAACCTCTAACGTAGTTGGTGGTGTGGGTCCATTTACATATTCTTGGAACTCAGTTCCGGTTCAAACAACACCAAATGCTACGAACTTACCTGCTGGAACTTATACATTAACTGTTACCGGTTCTAATGGATGTTCTTCAACGGCTACAGTTGTTATAACACAACCAACACAATTAGCATCATCTATAACAACAACTAATGTTTCTTGTTTTGGTGGAACTAATGGTTCAGCAACTTCCTCTCCAAGTGGTGGTGTTGGTCCTTATACATATTCTTGGAATTCTGTTCCGGTTCAAACAACTCAAACGGCTACTAATCTACCTTTAGGTACTTATAACTGTACTGTAACAGATGTAAATGGTTGTCAAATAGTTGTTTCTGCTAATATTACACAACCAAGTCAATTAACTTTAGCTCTTGGAACACAAACAAACATTAGTTGTTTCGGTGGTAACAATGGTGCTATAACAGTAGTTGCTGGTGGTGGAACAGGCGTTTATTTATATTCATTAAATGCTGGTCCTAATCAGTTATCTCCTATTTTTAGTAGTTTGACAGCTGGAACTTATACAATTAAAGTAACAGATGCTAATGGATGTAACACTACTATTACTGTTATTTTAACACAACCAACAGCTCTTTCTATAACTGGTTCAATAACTAATGTTACTTGTTTTGGTTCTTGTAATGGTCAATTATTATCTAACGTATCTGGTGGTGTTTCTCCATATACTTACTTGTGGTCTAACGGTCAAACAACTAATCCCGCTACTGGACTATGTGCTGGTTCTTATTCTGTTGTATCAACAGATGCTAATGGTTGTCAAGTAGTACAAACTGGTATGGTTGTTAGTCAACCTAACGTACTTGGTGTTACTGTAAATGCTACTCCATCTTCAATATGTGTTGGACAGACTTCTAACTTAACATCGAATATTGTTGGTGGTACTGCTCCATATACTTACTTATGGTCAAATGGTGGTACTACATCAAATATTTCTGTATCTCCAGTTGTTACGACATCATATACCGTTACTATAACAGATGCTAATGGTTGTATAACTACTGGTAGTGTTACTGTTACAGTTAATCCTGTTCTTACAATAAGCGCATCTGCTACACCAACTTCAATATGTTCTGGTCAGTCATCTACTCTATCAGCAAATGCTGCTGGTGGTGATGGTGGTCCTTATACATTTGTTTGGACTCCTGGTGGATCTGGTCAAACAATAAATGTTACTCCTGTTACAACAACTGTTTATACAGTTAGTGTATCAGATGGATGTAGTCCAAGTGTTAGTACAACTGTTACAGTTACAGTTAATCCATCACCAATAATTGCATTCTCCACAACACCATTATCTGGTTGTGAACCATTAACGGTTACTTATACTAACTTAACTCCTAGCGCAGCCAACTGTGTTTGGACTATAAATGGTGTCCCTTTTAATAGTTGTGTAGTAACACAAACATTCCCGGTTCAAGGTACATATAATTCGTTTTTAACTGTTACTGATGTTAATGGATGTTCAGCTACATCACCAACTGTCGTAGCTAATGTATATCCAATACCTACAGCAGCATTTAACGCAAATCCTACTATAACTGATATATTGAATCCATCGATTGTATTTAATAATACAAGTTCAGTTGGTTCTTATAGTTGGAATTTTGGAGATGGTAATACATCAAATGTAAGTTTTCCAACTCACGTTTATGGTGATACAGGAACATATCAAATCCAACTTATTGTGACAACATCACATGGTTGTATTGATACCGCATATGGTACAATTCATATAGATGATATATTTACTGTTTATGTTCCAAACGCATTTACTCCAAATAGTGATGGTCATAATGATACATTTGTTCCAGTGGTTAATGGGGCTGAGAAGTTTACATTCTGGATATATGACCGTTGGGGAGAAATGATTTATCAAAGTGATGGTGGTGCTCCTTGGGATGCTACTTACAAGGGTAGAGAAGTTCAACAAGATGTTTATGTTTGGAAGTTGATTGTAATAGATAAACGAAAAATAAAACATGAGTATATTGGACACGTTACAATAATTAAATAATAAAAAACCCATCAGAAATGATGGGTTTTTTTGTGAAACTTTATCAGTATATATGACTATAAAAAGAAAAATACTCAAATGAAAGTATTTATAACAACTGATTGGCACTTTGGTGTTTATCTTAATAATTTAGATAAATGGTTAGATATGATGGAGGATTACTTCTATAATTCATTCATACCATATATAAAAGAAAATGCAAAAGAGGGTGATATACTTATTCATTGTGGAGATTTGTATGATAATAGAACATCAATACCTATTATCGCCTCTTATAAAGCTGAGAAGATTCTTTTAGAACTTTCTAAAATATTACCACTTCATATAATAGTTGGTAATCATGACCTTTGGAATAAAGGAAGTAATGATATAAACTCAGTTAGATTATTCAATCACGTTAATAATGTTTCCGTTTATACAGAAACTACATCTATTGATATTTCTGGTCAAAAATTAATTCTAATGCCTTGGATTGAGAAGAGACTTGAAATGATAAAGTCAATAGATAATAATCCTGGTGATTATTTATTTTGTCACTCTGATTTGAATGGTTGTAGAATGCACTTAAACTCAGTTGCTCATAGAAATGCTGATAAAATAGATGTTGAGGCTTTTGGTAAGTATAAACACGTTTTCTCAGGTCATATTCATATTAGACAAACTAATGAAAATTTCACGTTTGTGGGGTCGCCTTATCAAATGGATAGAAATGATATGGGTGATCAAAAAGGAATCACCATACTCGACCTGGTTACTAATAAAATCGATTTTATACCTAACACATACTCACCTGTATTCAAAAAATTTAGTGTTAGGAATGAAGAAGATATTGATAAGTTGGATGAACTAAAAGACACTAAAGACTATATAGACCTTTCTATATCAAATAATCTATTAATAAGTAACAGAAAACTTCGTAGAAAATTGGAAACAATGTTGGAGAAGGGTAATTTTGCTTCAGTTGATTATATTGATGATATTGTAGTAGAAGGTTCGGATGATATTAAAATAAATGAGGCTGGTGAAGTTATAGAAGACGAATTGGATGTATCAGTTCAGTTAGATTATGAAGACTATATAAAAGAATATATTCTTAAACAGAAATATGAGAATGATAAATTTAAGAGTGGTGTTATATCAGAGTATGATGAAGTAGTTAAGATTTTTAATGAGAACTATAAGACTAAGAATGATTAGTGATATTACCAGATGATATGAATTAACACTTTATCACCTGGTTTATACCTTTACTTTTTAATAAATCTTGTATAGGAACTTCTTCATTTTCATATACTGTTACCAACTCAGCATATCCATTCTGAACATCATCTACAAGATTCTCTATAATTTGTCTTTCGTCGCCTTTATAATCTTGTAATGTGGTGTAATATATCATTTCACCTTTATTTACAATATCTTCATTAAAACTAATTAGGTGTTTCATTATTTTTTCTTATTCTTTTTGGTATCAAGTTTAGCTGATCTTACTTCATCAACGATTTTCTTAGCATCTTTATCTTTGATAACTTCAACTTCTGTTTTGAATCCAGCTTTCTCATCATCTTCTGGTACAATTGATTTAGAGTCAAATCCAATTTCTTGGTCTTTAACTTTTTCTTCTTTCTTTTCATTAAATGTCTTAATGTATTTCATAGTATTTTATTATTTTTTAGTTATTATACTTTCCATTTGCCTTTTTTCAAAAGACCATCTTTTTGTAAGTGTTTTATGAGTAGTTTTATTACACCATGACAGTTTCCGTCTATATAACTATCTTCATGTTCCTCATAGAACTCTTCCATTGAATCTTGTAACGTCTTATCTTCTTTAGATTCGTTAAAACTCTTAACATGTTTCATATTATCTACTTAATTTTTTAACTATCATAGCACATTTTTCATATTCTTCGGCATCTTCAAGTTCTTTTTGGTATTCTACTAATTGTGGTTTATCTGATAGTTCTAATCTAATTTTGAATCTAACATCTTCTAACTCACTCATATTTTTAACTTCACTATCTATTAGTTTATTTACAACATCTTTATCAAATTGTGTCATCTTCATAAAGTCATTCCAATCAATGACATCATTATCACTTAGAAATTTTAAAATATGAGACACACAACTATCCACTCTACTCTTTGATTCAGGAGTAACAGATTTCTTTCTATTAAATAATCTCTTAAAGAATTCTTCGTTTATGAAATCCTTATAGTTGTTTACTTTTCTCATAGGATTATATATTATTTTTTCTCTATCAAGAAATGTGAAATTAATATATAAACAAAAGTATTAATAACAAGGTGAAATTAAAAATCTGTGCTAAATGTAAAGTTGAGAAGGAGTTAGGTGAGTTCCATTTATCCAAGAGAGATGGATATAGATCCAGATGTAAGTTGTGTAAGAAGGAGGATGATAAAATTTGGAGGAAAAATAATACTGATATCGATAAGAAAATTAAAAAGGAGTGGAGAGAGAATAATAAAGAATATATGACTTTGTATTATAGAGAGAATAAGGATAGTATTATTAATTATAATAAAGATTACTATGAGGAGAATAAGGAAGAAATTAAAAAAAGAGTTGGATTAAATAGAAATGAATATATGAAGACACATTATAAAAAATATCCACACATACATATACATAGAAATATACTAAGTAGATACTATATATGGATTGGAGAATCTAAGTTAGAAAAGACAAATTTACTATTAGGATATAAAGCTATAGATTTAAAATTACATTTAGAGTCTTTATTTATTGATGGTATGTCTTGGAGTAACTTCGGTGAATGGCATGTTGATCATATTAAGCCAGTTTCAAAATTTGATAAGACTGAATTACCATCAGTTGTAAATAGTCTTGATAATCTACAGCCACTTTGGGCAAATGAAAATTTAAAGAAGGGAGCTAGATATGAGTAATCATAAATCGTTGGTGTGGTTTAACAAAGAGGGTGACTACCTAAATTTCAATTACGATAATAATTCAGATAGATTTGAGGGTAATATACTTTTCAATGAGAATTCAACAGATACATTTAGGACTTATGGTTTATATATGTTTGAGAAGATTCCTTCTTTTGAGTTTGAATTACCAGGAGAATTAACACTTGATAAGTTTCAGTTATTTAATGAGTATGGTATAAACATATATGGTTCTAAATACGAATCACAAAAGGTTGATTATATTGAACCAGTTAATAACGATCCTAATTACTTCTCTAAATGGATATATGGTAATGACTTCGAAAGAATGTTTCCAGTTGGTACTCACTTGGTATTTGTAAATCCTGTTATGGAATTTACAAATCCTTCACAGGTCTATATAGTTGTTTCTTCTAAGAAGAATGCTGTTATGGTTCTGAGTTTAATGGACAATGATGCCTTTGAAACGACATATTTAGTTACATATACAGACCCTTCAACATACACAAATGTTTATGTGTCTGCTATAAACGCTATTGGTGTTTATAACTACATTGACCAGATGTATAATAATAATTTATCATCTTGGTCAGAACCAAACTTCTATGATAAGTATTATATTGGTAGAAGAATGAATATAGTTAACTCTGACGTTAATAAAAACGTTGATGCTAGATTCGCTCAAAAGGTAGTTACTATAACTGATGATAATTTAAGTGATAGTGTACACTTTGAATTTCAAGGAACTGGTGTTCCAACTCAATCTAGTGTAATAATAGAATTATTGACAAGAACAGATTTGCCTTTAGTATATACAGGTCCTGTCACAATAAGTGCTAATATTGTATCATTTAATGGTAACGTTTGTCCTCCGATATTAAAACCAGGTATTTCTTTCAAAATAAATGGTTCTTTGAATAACACATCGCAATATGGTGTTGCTCCAATTGATAATTTCACTGGAAATAACCAATTTTTATACTATGCTACTCAATCACTTGTTATTTGGAATAATAAAGTGTATGAATGTATTCAAGGATATACACAAAGTAATGATACGACTAATAGTGAATATTGGACAAGTGCTGTTGGTAATTCTTATGGATATGAAATAACACCTGATAATACACAATATTGGCAATTATCTACTTTCCTTCCAATTGTTGAAACAATGATTCCGGAAACTGTACTTAATTCACAGATATTTTTATTAAATGATAGATTGTATTTTGAACAAGCTTATACACAAAGTTCAGCAGTTACACTAGCGTCAGCTGCTGCTAAGTATGCTGATCAATTTAAGTTATTTAATATAGATTTATATTTCTCGAATAATAAGATAAAGGCTGATTTAATTTACCCTACTAAATATGCAGAAGTTAACTTCTATCATACACAAGTAGGAGCTACATATAGTATCGGAAATATATTACCTAATTATGAAAGAATAGTTAGAGTAAAAGAACAATTAAAAACAGAATTAAACTATGATTTATCAGAGAGATTTGATTATAATATAGTATTTACTGACTTAGATGAATATGGACTTATTGTAACTATAAATGGTATGGTGTATAATGAGGAGATAGACTGGGTTTATTCTGGTATAGCTGTTGATATGGAGAGAACTATTGATAGAACTCTTAGAAACTGGTTAACAAGACATTATTTTAGACTATTAACACTTGGATTAATAGTTGATCTTCAATATATTGGGTCTTATGTTTCGATATTCTACAACTCAATTAAATTGAGAACAGAATATCCAAATGTCCCTATAAAATTTGATGTTAAAGTTGGTACAACTGCCAATTTCTATATTGAACACTCTAAAGTTCTATTCAATGAAATGGGTGGTTATCTTGGTGTTAAAATAAATGATAGAGATTATAGTATAGCTGCTACTTTTTCGGGAGCTACCGTTAGTATACCAGGTACATTACAGTCTTGGCATGATGAATATGCAAATATACTTGAAGAATATGGTATTTATGTAAAGAATATAAATAATTTATTAACATTTGATGTTAAAGAACAAGATACTAGAGTTGAATACACATTCTCAATAGGTAAAAGTACATTACCTGGTTTACCTGGATATACAATTATCGAGAAAATGAAGGGTAATGAGGGTATTCTATTGACATCTAATGAGACTATATTACCTACATCAAGTACTGTGTCAATGGAGGAGTCTGGATTTGCTACTGGTATGGTTTATGCGGTTAATAACACAATACATCCTTTCAATAATCAAGAATATGTTATATTGGGATTAGACCCAGATAGACTTAATATGAGTTACGAAGGTCCTTTTTGGGGTTTAACTGATTCATTGTGTGCTTCAGGTCCTTTTGTTACTATAGCTTTTAATATTGGATTCGGTCAGACTGGATGTTCAGTATCAGTTGGTCCTACATCTTCTGATGGTGGTCCTTTTGACCCATCAATGTTTGATTCTGGTATGTTTAGTTTATCATATAACCCTAACGTTTATGTTGTTAATAACTATAATTTAAATAGTTATCCTGGTTCTGGTAATTTAATTGACTTAACTTATATACAATTATCTAACTCATTATATGCCTTGGGTGATAATATCGTTGTATTTGATGCTTATTTAGCTCAATA